AACAACCGATTATACAAGAGGGTGGGTACAATTGTACTCACCCTTTTTGTTTATATTTGCAGCGTTAATTAAATCAAATTATGAAAAATCCAACTAACCAAATTAAGGACAGAGTGTTTGTCCTTACGAAAGAAAAAGCTCCGCTGAGCTACACCCTTCCATCAAGAAACACAAAACGTTTTTCTTTGCTCTACTTTGACGGGACCACAAACCGTGCGTTGCGTTACTCTAGAAACCAGAAGTCAGTATTTGAAGACGAACAGGACGACAAGGCAATCCTTGAGCCAATCGTATTTGAGGATGGAAACTTAATTGTTTCTGCAAGCAATCCAATTCTCGGAAAGTTTTTGGACATGCACCCATTAAATGGAGACGTGTTTAGAGAGTTAAACACAGAAAGAGAAGCAGCTAAGGACATTGAGGAACTTAACATTGAGCTTGACGCACAAATTGCTGCTAGAAACTTGGAGTTAGAAACCATGCTGTCTATCGCTCATTTGTTGTATGGCGGCGTTGTTGACACAATGACTACACCAGAGATTAAGAGAGACATCTTGATATACGCTAGAACATATCCAATTCAGTTCTTGGAGATGATCAACGATCCAGACTTGGCGGAAACTGCAATGGCCTCTAAAGCATTGTCTGCCGGTTTGTTTACAATGAGAAACAACAATCGTGAGATCTGGTTTAACATACCTGGAAACAAGCGTAAGTTGATGAACGTTCAGCCAGGCGATGACCCAGTATCTGTATTAACTACGTTCTTTGAGTCAGAAGAGGGTAAGCCAATCGCAGAGATGGTACAGAATAAGTTGTCGTAATTATACGTATATTTGTTATATGGAAAAATTTTTAAGCATCCCAGTTACTAGCGAACAAAATCAGCTAGTTCAGGCTACAGGAATCATTTTGATTGAGCAAGCCTCTACAACTACAGTTACCATCACTTACGGTGGCGGTAAAGTGGTTACACTTACACATGCTACTGCTGGTGCAGGAGATGAGACAGAGCGTGATGCAATTCAAAGCGCCGTAGTTGCTGCCTTGCAGACTTCTTGGACTTATGTTACATACAGCGTATCTAATCTTCCATACGCAGTAAGTGGAATTGCCGTAGCGTAAACATTAACACTATTTAAAACTAAGGCCATCTCGAGAGGGGTGGCCTTTTTTTGTTATCTTTGTGAGAACATGATTAACACGGTTAGAAATACTGTTATGGCTATCATAAACAAGGACAACAACGGTTATATTACACCGGATGAGTTCAACTTGTTTGCCAAGCAGGCTCAGCTAGAGATATTTGAACAACAATTTTACGATTACACTAACTGGGTTAATAAAAGAAACGCCAGAATGGCCAACGATGGCTACTCAGATATTCAAAAACAAATTGCAGAGAAAATTGATAGATTTAGCGAGCAAGCGACTCTTACGTATAATTCTGGTGCCGGCGCTTTTCCTGCACCTTCTAATTCTTATTTCGTTAACGTTCTACTTTACGCTAACAAAGAGATTGAGTACGTGGCTCACACAAAAATTATGAACCTTATCTCGTCAAACTTGACGGCTCCCACTACATCGTACCCTGCGTACTATGAGAAGGAGAATTTCTATTATGTATATCCGAGCACAATCCAAACGAATGTCAGCGCTCTGCACGTTCGCTATCCTGTTGATCCTAAGTGGACATACACTGTCGTGTCAGGGTCGCCTATATTCAACCAGTCAGCTGTTGACTATCAAGACTTTGAGCTTTCGGAAAGCTCACAAAACGACTTAGTTTTCAAGATCCTTTCATACGCTGGTGTTAATATCCGTGAGAACGATGTAGTTCAGTTCGCAATGGCCGGAGAAAACGCAGAGTCAACCAAGCAATCATAATGGCATATATAAGCAACCAACAATACTACTCAGACCCCAACAATAACGGGGAGTACCAGTATGTCAGCCTTGCTGACGTAGTGAATAACTTCATGCTTATGTATGTTGGTGACGACAAGTTGATCGGAACCGTGAACAGGTACAATGTGCTGTTCTACGCAAAGCGTGCGATCCAGGAGCTCAACTACGATGCGGCTAGGAATGTTCGTGTCCTTGAGTTTAGGATTGGCCCAGACCTTAAGTTGATACTGCCACCTGACTACATCAACTACGTTCGTATCTCATTGGAGAACGAGGGAGTGTTATTCCCATTGTTTGAGAGCAAGACTGTAAACTACGCACAGACATACTTAAAGGACTCTAGTGACAATATCCTATACGACATGAACGGAGAGGTTATTACGGGCACGTCCGAGCTTGACATGAAGAGAATCCAAGGGTATCCAAGGGAATTGTTCACTGGCGACGCTTGGGCAAACGGAAGATATGGATGGCTTGTAGATGGGTATTGGTACTTTAACTACGACTTGGGCGGATACTTCGGCCTGAACGGAGAGACTGCCAACGGAAATCCGAACTTCAGAATCGATCAAGGATCTGGCGTGATCAACTTCAGCTCTCAGATGTCGGATCAATTATTGGTGATGGAGTACATCTCCGATGGTCTTGAGAACGGGGACGACTCATTGGTCAAGGTAAACAAGTTTGCCGAGGACTTCATGTATAGCTATATCAAGTGGTGTATTTTAAACAATCGTGTTGGAGTACAGGAGTACATCGTTCGTAGAGCGAGAGAAGAGAAGTCAGCCCTTCTTCGCAACGCAAAGATTAGGATGAGCAACTTGCACTCTGGTAGATTGTTGATGGTATTACGGAATCAATCTAACTGGATTAAATAATGCAAATAACAAGGTCGCTGGTATCCGGCATAATGAATAAGGACCTAGACGAGCGTCTAGTTCCAAACGGGCAGTATCGTGATGCTCTGAACGTAACCGTAGGAACCTCTGAGGATGCCGGTGTTGGCGCTGTGGCTAACGAGCTAGGTAATACACAGGTGAGCGGACTAGCCGCCGCTGCGACTGCTTTTTCTGGAAGTGCATTCTCTTTGGCCGGGGCCAAGACGATTGGCTCTATAGCTGTCCCTGCTGAGTTCTTGATTTTCTGGTTTGTTAAGGCTGTCACGGGCAATATCATCGCATCGTACAATTCACAGACAGGTCTTACATCCATTATTGCAATGGACACTAGGGCCGGATCTGGCAATGTCTTAAACTTCAATTCTGAATACTTAATCACTGGCGTAAACTATATCAGTGGTCTGTTATTCTGGACAGATAACTTAAACCCACCTAGAAGGGTTGACACCAAGGCATTCTACGCTTACAATAACTTTACAGAGGAGAGTATCAATGTTATAGTAAAGCCACCATTAACGGCTCCTACACTAGCTCTTAGAGATGATTCAAGTGTGTTGTCTAATAACATCAAGGACAAATTCTTGTACTTCGCTTACAGGTACAAGTACGTCAACAATGAGTACTCTTCATTCTCTCCATTCTCTGAGGTTGGATTTCAACCAAGCGAATTTACTTTTGACTATGGAACTGGTGTTAACAAGTCAATGCAGAACAGGTGGAATATTATAGACATTTCATTCTCTACTGCTGGATCAAACATTAAAGAGATTCAACTGTTATTTAAGGACTCATCAAGCACAAATGTAAACGTCATTGAGAATCTAGTGCTGTCCGATTTGGTGTTGGGAAATGTCCAAGGTGTTACGTACAACGCAGGAACCCAAATTGCTAAGTTCTCAGGCTTTGCTAATAACAAGGTTTATGGTGTATTGCCATCAAACCAACTAACAAGACTATTTGACAACGTTCCGTTAAAGGCAAAGGCTCAAGAGCTAATTAGCAGCCGAATTATATACGGAAACTATACCCAGTTTTACAACATTGTATCCATAGCTGGCAAGGGCATTGTTCCAAATTACTCCGTAAGTATTGTTAGTGAAAGCAAGCTCAGTACTGGGTATGTTATAAATAGCCCGGTAAAGACACTTCACTCTGACAGGGGCTACGAGGTTGGAATATCCTACATGGACGACTACGGTAGAATGAGTACCGTATTGACATCTAGTACAAACACAGCAAGTGTTTCATCGGCAAACTCAGATACAAGCAATTACTTAAAGGTTAACATAATAAGTGAGGCTCCAGCATTTGCTACCAAGTACAGGATATTTGTAAAGCAAGCAAAGGGACAATACTACACCATATTCCCAAACATTTTTTATACTGAGGGAATTTACACCTACTTTATGATCAACGAGTCTGACGTGGACAAGGTTCACGCCAATGACTATATCGTATTTAAGGTAAATCCAAATGGCATTACGTACAGCAATGCAGAGTTTAAAGTACTTGATGTAGTTGTAAAAGAAAAAGACTTTTTAAATAACAAAAAGAATCAGATTTCTGGCGTATACATGAAGGTAAAGACTGATGGGAATACCGCCTTTTCTGCAGCTAACCTGATCGTCAATAAAACATCAAGTAGAGGTGTAACTTCTGCAAGAAAGTCTAAGTATGCAGCAGGATTTACATGTGCAAGTCTAGGAGATCCTGGCGTATTGCCAATATTCTTCCCTCACTCTTTTACTGAAGATCCTGTTTTTTATGGAACGGGTGCAAATGACTTAGCTACTGTAAATAAGTCAGACAAGGTATTAGTAGATAGGCGTATAAGAATTGAAATTGATGGAAGAAATGCATCTGGTATAGATACCTTTAAAGTCTCAGTTCTTTCTACTGACGTTGCCGGAGCATCTCTCATTCAAAATGTAGCGATTACTGGTGTAAATCAAGTAATATCAGACGGAACGAGAGCCTTGTGTACAATTAGATTCGCCAAAACGACAGGACATACCATTGGAGATTCTTGGAGAATAAACCAAAGAGCAACTTGGACAGACTCTGCAGGCAGAACTATTTTCGGAGGACCTTTGGGCTTCACTGGTTTTGACGATCCATTTGGTGGCATTGCTGTTTTTCCCAAAGACGCCACGTCTATTAATGGAGGAGCTGTAATTACTATCAAGATAAACGAAACAAGAGTTGCTGGTGGAGAGGGCCAACCAGAACAAACATTTATCTCGTCAAGGGATTACATAAACATTGAGGAATGGTTCTTTGAGGACTCTATATACGAGCAGTTCACAATGACTGCACGTAATCAAAATCAAGGTGCAACAACAGTGTTTTTTAGAAGGTGTAGCAACTACAGAAACATTCAGTCTGGAAGCCAGTCATGTACTCAGGTAGACCAAACAGACAATGGAGACATTAGGATGTTTATCCGTGGCCATGCAGATGCAGATAGCGACGACTTTAAGAGCGGAAACTCAATTTCTTGTATTAGAGCAATACTTACAGTTGATTGTACGATTACACAGGCAAAAAACAAGACCATAATTGAGACACAACCAAAGAATACCGACATCGACATATACCACGAGACAGAAACATTCGCGGTTACCAATGGTCTACACTCTGGAACAAATGGTCAAAACCAATCTAGAGATACAGCCGGAACCATCCGGAAACCTGCAGTAGTAGAATTAAAAAATGTATACAATGCGTACTGTTTTAGAAATGGTGTTGAGAGCGATCGTATTCGTGATGACTTTAATGGATCTTACATGCAGTACAGTCCACGTGTTTCTTCTACAATTGAGAATTATGAGCAGGAACGTGTTCCACACGGACTGACTTACAGTGGTGTTTTCAGGCAGGACACGGGTACAAACAGATTAAACGAGTTCAACCTATCTACCGCCAACTTCAAGTACGTTGACCGCTTCTTTGGAAGTATTCAAAAGCTATACGCTCGTGACACAAACTTGATCGTATTCCAAGAGGACAAGATATCTACCGTTCTTTACGGAAAGAACTTGCTAAGTGACTCTACCGGTGGTGGAGCTATCGCTAGCATACCAGAGGTCCTAGGAACGCAGATCTCCTTTGTTGGCGAGTATGGTATTAGTCTAAACCCAGAGAGCTTTGCCACTTGGGGTAATGACATGTTCTTTACAGATGCAAGGCGTGGCGTTGTATTGACTATATCTGGAAATGACCTAGGAGAGATTTCTATCCAAGGGATGAAGGACTGGTTTAGAGACTTGTTTATTTCAGGGACTAATAAGCAGAAGATCGGGGTTCTAGATCCGTACAGTCAAATGTACGTACTAACCTCAAACGATATTACGTCTAGCCCTTGCCAATTGTCTATATCACCGCTATCTATAACAACAGATAATACGGCAAAAACTGTAAACATATTTGATATCCAGTCAAACTCAGGATGGGTTATCACTGGAATGCCGGTATGGATGACAGTATCTCCATCGAGTGGAACCGGTGATCAAGACGTTATGGCAGACATTGCTCTAAACAGCACACTGGTTACAAGAAGTGCAGTTCTTACAATTACAGCTTCGTGTGGAAACGTAGTTACATTCACTGTAATTCAGACAGGAAAGCAACTTGTAAGAAGAGGAAGCGTAGTCATTGGCGGAAGCGGAGACAGTGGGACTGTTAGCACGCAGAAGTATAACTACAGCAGCTCTGGTACACTTGGATACGAGTTTACCGATACATCCTTTACTCCGGCTCCGGTTAGCTTGTTCAATACCTTTGGAGCTCCTGGCGGTACCGATGGCGTTCCAAACCCTGGAGACACGGTTACATTGTATGCGTACAACACCACTACTAGCCCGTCTGGGATCCCAGCAACCCCATTTCTACCGGGCCTTGGGAACAAAGCGTACTACTTGGTGTCTAATACACAGTACACAAATGCAGACTACTTGACAATGTTGTCTCTTGCAACTCCCGTAACAATGACACTTGCTGGTTCTGAGTATAGCGGTACGTTCACGTATCTTACGCCATCCAATGAGCAGTACTTGTACTTGCTTTGGGACTACAGGAATATCATAGCGTGTGGAGCTACGGCATCTTACTCTGGAACGGCATTGACATCTGAGACTACAGTAACTACTGGATCTGCAAATGGAAACGTTACATTTAACTATGACGCCCAGTCTACACCAGACCGTTTTGTTATTACATTGAATGGTGGCGTAGTTGCAGATAGTGGATACGTTGGACTCAATAGCTCGGCTAACTACAACGCGTTGATAGCGGCTGGAGTTGCTGCTAGCGACATCAAGTTAGTTTCTCCATATGATGGCCTTGTAAACAATAGTACAGGGACTTTGAAGTTTACAAAAACTCAAACTGGAAATCCAATACTTACCGTTTACTCTCCACTATCATCAAATGGATGGAGTGTTGTTACTGCGTGTGCGAGTTTGAATACCGTAACAATCGACACCACAAATGGTACGTTAGCAAATGTTTGTGCTCAGACGCCGGCCACTGTTAAGTATCATAACGGGCCTTCGGCTACTCCTACAGTTGGTGTTATCGTTTACAACGAGTCTACGGGAGCAACTATTTACAACGGAGGAAATGCATATCACAAGTTTGGCACGTCTTACGCATTCATCACATCAGCTGGTGTTATCACAGAGGTTGGATCTTGTGTTTGCGCTGAGACGTTCTCTCCGATCGTTACGATGTCTGACATTGAAATAGCGGTGGCGGCTGGTGTATCTATAAAAATTGCAGCAACAAATAACCCGACAAGCTATAACTTGATCACTACCTGTACTAGTTTTACATTCTATGGTGGTATTGATGGAGCTGTGTTCTACGGTGCAAACTGCGAGACAGGATACTACGAGACATTCCCTGTATCTGCATACGAGACAAGTTCAAGGTGCTTTACAGCTGGAACAGTAACCAAGTTGTCTGGGTCTGCTGACGCTACGCTAGAGGCCAGTGGGTCTTGTGGTGAAACATCTTTACCATTTGGTATTACTTTTGATAGTACAAATGGATTCTTGTCAGGAATTGCAGAGGGACAGGGGCAGTACAAGGCTACCTTTAATGCTACAAACTGCTTTGGAACTGGACCAAATACTACTATTAACATCTCAGCTGTTCAGCTAGATGCTCCTGCAACTGCATTCCAAATCAACGTAGACGATCAGGCTAGTGCCGCTGCCGCATGTGCACTAGTTCCAGAGGTTTGGGTGACCCTTTACCACAACGGATACTACACGTACCCAATACTTGGTGACACGGTTTATATTCAGTCTAGGGGCGGGAATACTTTTGACGGAAATAACTTATGGTATGCTATCAATAATAATCAGGCAATTCAGATCAGTGATGATGGGGTTGTCACTTCGGTATTCAACTGCGGCTCAACGCCTCCAACACCTCCGACACCTCCAGCCGGAAACTACTACACCGCTGTTCTATGTAATAGTACATACAGTGCCGTCCTTTACGATGCTGTAGCTCGTGTTGTTGCGTCTGGAACTAAGTTGAAGACCACTGACGGGAACTGCTGGACTGTAGGAGCTGCGGTAGCTGCAATAGCGACTAGCTTCAACATACCAACAACTATCGTTACATTCGCAAGCTGTGCAACGTGCACTGGCGTAGTGCCGGCCCTTACAGAGGTATTCTTGACCGATTCTGGTACCAAGACTGGTGTGTGTGCTTCTCCTAACTATTACTCTTACTGGACTAATGGAACGGTAGGGACTAGTGGAACCTTGTACATGAACTCATCTGGAACTATCGTAGCACCTTCTGGGTACTACAAGAATCAGGCAGCTCCAACAAATGCACACTACTGGAACGGAACGGCTTGGACACTGACAGAAGCTTGCTAATATCGTAACTTTGCATAATGGCTAACTATACTCTCACATACTCCCCAGCGCTTGAAGGGTGGACATCGTTCCACTCATATTTTCCAGAGTGGATGGAAAACATGAACAGCTTCATGTATACATTCAAAAACGGGGAGATGTGGAAACACAATACCAATGCAACTCGCAATAGGTGGTACAATGTAAATTACCCATCGACTATTACCGTTATATTGAACGATGCTCCGGCCGAGACCAAGATGTTCAAGACCCTGTCTTACGACTCTGACCACAGGTGGTCTGCCTCTGTAATAACTGACCTAAGCGCAGGGTCGATGGCAAGCAGCTACTTCGAGGAGAAGGAGGGTGGTTACTTTACGTACATTAGAAGAAACACCGGAACGGTAGACTTAAAGGCCATGTCATCACAAGGTGTTGGTAATGCTAGTGCTGTAACGCTTATTGCTTCAGTTACCTATAGAATTGACTTTACGTTCGATATTGGGTCAATCATGAGCATTGGTGACTTGGTTTATGTGGTTCCAGTTAGCACGCCTCTTATATCTGGCCAGATAACCGCTTTGACATCTAACTCTATTACAATCGTAATGGTAGTTGGTGGTACAATCCCAGCTATAGGGAACTTTATCATGGTTGTTAAAGATGCCGTTGCCGAGTCTTACGGAGCCAGAGGTTACTACATGGAAACAACTCTCACAAACACTGACACAGAGGCTGTTGAATTATTTGCAATTTCTTCACAGATATTTAAAAGTTACCCATAACTTCGCTATCTTTGCGTAGCAATGGGTTTTCAGGCAAGGTTTCTTACAGAGAACGATTACGACAACATCTTATGTGGATGGTGGTCTGATTGGAGATGGACGCCTCCTTCCAAAGACTTTTTGCCAGACAATGGCAATGGTGGAGTTATCGTATCAAAAGACGGTACCGACATCTGCGCTGGATATCTTTACTTTACCAACTCTAAAGCAGTATGGGTAGAGTTTGTGGTGTCCAATATTAACTACAAGGACAAGGATAGAAAGCAAGCTATTATGTTCTTAGTTGACACATTGACTGAATATGCGAAACTAAACGGAGCGAAGTACGCTTATGTTTCTTTGAAGAGCCAGCCGCTGATCAATAAGTTTATTGAGTGTGGCTTTCAACAGGGCAGCGTTGGTTGTACGGAACTCATAAAAACATTATAAAATGCCGGCAGTAACATCAATCATAGCAGCAGCAGGAGCCGCAGCAAGCGCTGGACAGGCAATTTCTGCCAACCAAAGAAGAAAGAAAGACGAGGCAGCAGCTAAAACAGCGGCAGCTAATCTTCGTGGTTTAACAGAGACCGACTACTCGGCTGGACTACAAGTCCCAACAATGGGGTACAACTTGGCACAGCAGGGTATTCAGCAACAAGCAGCTTCTGGACTACAGGCCTTGCAAGAGACTGGTGCCGCTGGCGTTCTCGGTGGTGTACCATCACTAGTACAGGCTGGAAATCAGGCCAACCAAGAGCTATCCGCAGACCTTCAGCAAGCCGAATACAACAGAGACTTGTACCGTTCACAGAACAGACAGGGCATTGAAGGTCGAAGAGTGGAAAGGGATTTTGACATAGGCGCAAGCGAATTACAGGGAGCTCAGAGCTCTGCTTTACAAAATAGAGAGATGGTAAACCAGGGTGTTTCTGGTGCATTCGCTGGGCTAACTTCAATGGGAGAGTCTATTGCTACAAACCAAGCGTTATACAAAACAGTCCCCAAGACAGGCGTTACAATAAACGATGCATTAGCCCCGTTCCAACAACCATTGAATGCGGAGATGTTGGGTGGTCAAAAGGTTAAAGGTGCGCCACGAGGAACGATGCAGTACGGTAATTCTTCATACGCTCCTGGCTATAGCCCATTTGGACAAGTTTCAAGTTTAACAATCCCACGTAAATAAGATGCCAGAATATATAGGTTATCAAGGAAGGGCCAAGGGGGTCGATTGGGCTGGAATAGCCGACAAGGCTATTACTGGATACAATACGATACAAAAAGATCGTGACGAGCAGCGTGCTTCGCTCGAGAAGTCTGCTGACGATTTAGTTGCTGCCTCAAAACTGTACAAGCCTGGTCAGTCAAATGTATTTAACGAAAAGATTTTAGAGGGTGCTGACAGGGCTAGAACATATACACTAGATCTTAAGAAGGAATTGATGGCAGGAAGGATTACCCCTACCGAGTACAAGGCTCGTGTTGGAAAGATGTCTGGTGACTGGAAGGTAGTAGGTGACTTTGCTAAGTCTTACAACGATATTTTAGCCAAGAACACAGAGTACTTGAACGATCCAAAGGCGTCAGCTCTTGGGGCATACTTGTTGGAAAAGCAGGCAAGTGTTTCAGACTTGTCTGGCAAGAACTTCGTAATAGATCAGGGTGGAAGTATAGTTTTGTCTGACCCAAATTCTGGGATGGTAATTGACTTTATGTCTATGCTTAACCCAGAGAACCAAACACCACCAAAGCTTGACGTTATTACCGAGGTTGAGAGATTCACCAAGGGACTTGGGGAGACCTCTAAGTATGTAGGTGGATTGTGGACAACATCTCCAATCCTAAAGACCGACAATGAGTATCAAAAAGCAAAGGCCAACTTCACAAAGTCTTTACTTCAGAATCCAAGAGGTGCTGCAAGCATCTTGTCTGACTATGTTGGTGGATACGATTTCTACGAGACCGAGCAGCAGAAGAAAGATATCGAAGCTGCAGGAGGAAAGGCCATTCAATTGGTTCAGGGACCTAATGGTATTGTAACGCCAAAGCTAACAGCAGACCAAGAGAAGGAGGCAAGAGCCGTCTTGGATAGATTGGTTGACTCACGTGTTGACGTCAAAAAAGACAAACCAGAGACTATTAGACCAGCTACGCCAGAAAAGCCAGACGAGGGCGTCTTGAAAGTAAATAATAGAAGACAGTCAATTGAAGACATACTTGCAGACCCAGTTGGTCAATCAGCTCAGTTATTAGATCAAGAATATAAGCCAGGACTGACAGTTGTTGATGTACAAAAGGTTGTCCCAGAAGGCATGACAAAGGACAAAAAGCCATTGCCTCCAGGGATAAAAATAACTAGGAGGAAAACATCTATCGATAAAAATGGAAAAGTTACAGAAACCATTTCGTCTGAAGATTATTATAACGACGCAGCAAAGCGTGCTATTAATGACGTGTTGAATGTTGAAGAAAATATACCATATTTGAAGGTATATCCAACAAGAGAGCGAGTTGAAAAAGCAAAAAATACAACAATATCAGGAGGAACAGTTAGATAATAAAATATGACCGATTTAAAGCAATCATTAAGAGATTTTGTTGCAACAGCAAATAGTGGAAAGTACGCTGATGAGAATGTATTAATATCTAAATTCCCAGAATTAAAGGGGTACGACATTGGAGTGTTAAAGGATTTTGTTGCTACCTCTAATAGTGGGAAGTATCAAACAGAGGACGAGTTGTTTTCCAAGTTCCCCGAGTTTGCAGTAAAAAAAAAAGAATTGGTTTCTCCTTCTCAACAAAAAGCTCAACCTACTTCGTTGGTTACTGGTGGGGCGATGGAAGGTGGGCCTTCGGTGCCTTCTGTAAATCCTCCAAGCAATAAGCTTCAAGAGGAATTATTCCAAAAGTCAAGGCTAGCCGCTAGTGCATTTGTCAATCCCATGAAGCCTGGGTATACCCCTGTCCCAGAGGCCGAGGCGAAGAAAGCTTTTTATGGTAAGGCTAATGTAGAAGCGGGAACTCTTAGGGGTATTCCTGGCGAAAGAAAGAGCACTATAAATAATCTTAATGATAAGTATAAAGACCTTGGAGTTCAATTTGAAGAAATACCTGGTAAGCTACAAAAAAGTTTTGGATTAGGAGACATTGTCGTAACGGCAGACGATGGTTCTACGCACATTGTTCAGTCTACAGGTGCTGATGAAAAATTAAAAGAAGAAGAGGCAAAGTTGCAGACGTTCTTGATGAGCAAGTCTGCTGGTGCAGAAAAGAAAGAGGTAACACCTATTGAGCTGTTAAGAATGTCTCAAGACGGAATCTCTGATATTGAGAAGAATAAATTCAAGAGGGTTTATACGCCAGAGATGATTAACGAAACTGTAAAGTTTGTTAATGATGAGGTTACTAAATCAAACAAGAAACTACAGGACATAAATAACCAGATCCAACAAGTAAATAATGAGGCCGCAAGGTTAAATGGCATTATGGGGTCAGCCACTACAGAGGATCAAGCTAAGATAAAAGACCTAACAGATAGATATGATTTATTGATATCTGAATTTGATAGAGAAAAAAATAATGCGCAAGTAATATCTAGGCTAGGCAGCGAAGGCATTAATATGGCTGCAGGAGAACACGTAAAGTTATTAGAGCAACAAGGTAGTTTTGGGAAGTCTATATACAACCATACGATAAACGCGATTGGAGACGCCGTGAATGGAGTTTTCCAATTGGCTTCGCTTGGCGTGATGGACAAGGGTGCTGCGTATGCACAAGACTTGACAAACCAATTTAAGGAGGAGTTTAAATACGCTGGGACAGAGGTGTATGAAGAAAATAGCAACATGGCTATGAAGGTTCTATTCTCTATGCCTGAGTGGCTTCCTATGGCCGCTATGGCGCCAGAGGTTGCTATGGCATATATGTTTAGCCAGGGAGTTGGGCGGAGAATGGAGGAGGTTAACTCTAACGAAGAGACCAAGAGCTTATCTCAAGCAGAAAAGTTGGCTATGGTAGCACCTATGGCATACATAGAGGCCCAGTTAGAGAAACTTGGATTTGGGGCGTGGTTTAATAAAAACAAGGGTCTTGCATCCTCTATAGTTTTAAAAGCGGTATCAAATGTATCTCCCAAAGCGGGGGCTGCTGGTATTACTAAATTGATAAATACAGAAATAAACAATCTTGCAGTAAAGGGCCTTTTGAACGTAAGTGGGGCAATGTTGGCAGAGGCAGAGACAGAAAGCCTACAATACGTCACAGAAAATGCAATGAGAGAGCTATATAACGTAGCAGAGGGCAGGCAAATATTTAAACAACCACAATTTGGGTCAGAGGCATGGGCAAAAGAACTTTCAGATAATGCAATTATGGGTGCTATGGGTGCCTCATTTGTGTCTGGTCCTATTAATATTGCACAACAAACTGCAAACTATGTAGTAGGCAAGTCAAATACAAACCAAACATTTGGCATTGTAAAGGACTTGTTGAATGATAACGTTGCAGAGAGCTCAATGATCACCCAATTAAACGCTGCTGTAAATGACGGTAAACTTTCAAAAGAAAAAGCACAAAATACTTTATACAACTTCAGAGAGGCCAAGGCGATCGCTAGGGACTTACCAGAGGGATTGAGCGAGGACAATCAAAGAGCCGCTTTTGACTTACTTGCAGAGAAGAGAAAATTGACAAAACAGATTGAGGGAAAAGATCCTTCATTGGTAAACAAACAAAAGAAGCGTATAACAGAAATTGAAAACCAACTAATAGACATATCAAATGCCGTTCAAGAGCAAACAACAAGTGAAGTACCTGTACAGCCAGAAGCCAGAGTTGGCGAAGAAGTGGTCGAAGGAAAACCCCAACCAGAACCTGAAGTCGTTACCGAAGAAGGTGCAGCCAAAAAAGAAGAAGTAAAGTCTGACATAGAGAAAAGGAGGCAAGAAGAGTTAGACAGTGTTGATGTATCTAAAGGAGGCAAGATTCCTCTTGAAGGATATGAAGAGTTCTACAACAAAGTCAACGAAAAATACGATGCAGAACTAGCTTCGTTAGAGCAACAAAAGACAAGCCCTAAAGATGACGAAGTAGCACAGCAATACATTGCCGATCTACAAGAGACCAAGCAATCTGATCCAGAACAGTACTGGTCTGTTGACTCTGTAACAGAAGAAGCGGCTAAAGAAGGTACCGTAATCACAGATGAAGATGGTGGCGTTGTGGTTTCTAAGGATGGTGACATTAAAGGTCTATTTAAGAAGGCTGCATCAAAGGCTAAGGGAGTTGCTCAGAAGTTGCTTCAGAAAGCCGTTGAGGCTGGTGGTATTAAGTTAGACAATTTCGATAACTATCTTACTCCAGTTTACGAGAAGGCTGGTTTTAGGGTTGTATCTAGACTCCCATTCAACGAGGAGTACGCTCCGGAGGGATGGAACAAAGAAAAGCACGGAACACCGGATGTCGTAGCAATGGTATACGATCCACAGAACAAGCTTGATATTCAAGAACAGAAGTTCGAAGACTACGATGAGGCTATGGCATATCGCGATCAACTCGTGGAGCAATCAAAGTCTGAGTATCCAATGCAAAGTAACTTCGATCAGGCTGTTAACAAGTCTGCTCAGGCACTTAACGTAGTGGCGCCGGATTTGAAGGTAATCGTTGGAGACAATATTGACGATGTACAGAACCGTATCGTAGAGGCTATCGCACCATTGATTGGAGAGAGACAGGCCGTACAGACAGCTGAAGAATTTGCTACTGGAACCAAGGGACAAACGATCTTTGTTGACGGCAAGCCTTTCGCTGTAGTATTCGATAAGACTACCGCAGATAGCCGTACCGCAGGACACGAGGCATGGGAAGTTATGCTGAACGATGCGTTCGGTAACGACCAAGCTAAGTTTAAGGAGTTTACAGCGGGCATTGACTCTCAACTAAGGGCTCAAGGTTTTGCTGATATCGCTGATGCTTTGGACGCATTCGCCAGCCAGAAGGGCTACGAAGCCGTAAAATACTCGGAGTACATGGCTGAGCTTGGTGGTATGTTGGTAGAGGCTGGTTTCGGAAAGGGCCCACTAACGGCTCAACAAAAGACATTACTACAGAAGATCGGTGACATCATCAATAAGTTTGCTGAGCTATTCACCGGCAAAAAGCAGTTCTTGGATCAGGCGACCCCAGAGGATATCCTTGGTTTCATGGTTACCATCTCTGAGAAGGTTGCTAAGGGTGAGGACGTGTCAAGATTCTTTAGAAAAGGAGAGAAGGCAAAGGCCACCGAAGGTGTGACATCTAAGAGTCAAATGCAGGCGATAGAAATTCTTGATGGTCCAAAGTTTGACAATAAGTTAAAAGAAGATGTGGCGTCTTATTTGAATGGTTTAAGAGATTCGGAGATCCCGCCAAATTCAAGTAGAGAGCTGTTGATGGAGCGTTTTATTAATAACGTTTACGAAGAAGTTGGATACTACCTTTATAGTAAGCCAGACGCAAGAAGTGCAGGGCTTACTTGGTACATAGAGGACATGGTTGAGTTTGAAAATAAGATAAAAGTTGTTTTACCAGAGCTTTCAAATGAAAACCAATACAAGCTATTCCTTACAGTGTTGGCATTTACATCTTCTGGAACCAACCCTAACCAAAACTTGCTATACGCATACAATCTTTGGAACAACTCCAAGGATCCTAAAAACTTTGAATTCTCAAAGACGTGGGGCGAAAGCAAACTTTCTTTTATTGACAAAAAGGGCAAGTCTATAGCTAGTGGTATTATTGTAAAAGAAACAGCAAAAGAGTACACAGTTGAACTAATAGACTCATTGGGTCGCCCAGTAGTAGACAAGAAGGGAAACAAGAAGTACGAAAAAATATCAAAAAACTCAATGAAAGAAGGGTATCCAAAGTCAACTGGATATACCAACAGAGGCGAGATAATTATAGGACAGCTTGAGAAATTAGAAAAAATCTACAAAGATTTAGGATCTATAGATAAGGTTGTTAAATGGCTAGAAAGCCCACATCCAATATCCGAGTTAAGGAAGTACAACCAATCCGTCCCAGACGTTAATGGAAAGGGCCCCGGAGAAACAAATAAGGAATATGACCCCAAGAAGAATGCAGAGGGCGAAAGAAATGGTGCGTTTATATTCGGTGAAAAAATAGGATCTTTTTACCAAAACATGATTGGAATCGGAGAAACAATCACAATGGACTTGTGGTGGTCTCGTACGTGGAACCGATACATGGGCACCATGATTAATACAGTCTCTGGAAAAAAGGAAATACAAGAGGTACCAAGAAGCGATCGCGAAAGAAATATTATGCGAGAAGCTGTGAAATTAGTTGCTGAAGACTTAAATTTGCAAGTAAGCGAACTACAAGCTGCCATATGGTATTTTGAACAGGAGCTTTGGACTAAATCTGGAAACAAGTCTCCTAGCTATAGCTATGTTACAGCAATAGACGACTTAACTAAAAAACTAAAAGTAGATGAAGAAACAAGAACAAAATTACGAGCAGCTGAAGCAGATCTCACAGAAGCTGAAAAAAGAAGGCAGAATGCCGCAGAAAGAGCAGCTGCTGTTGTCGCTAGCAAAGGCGGCGAAATCCCTGGCTCTAAAGTAACGTCACGCTCACAGAAGTCTGTTCCAACGGTGGTAGACGAGGTGTTGACCGATGACGGAAAGGGTAACTACTTGTTTGTTCACTACTCAAGGGCCAAGCGTGACACCATTAAGCCAATGTCTGGCTCTAAAGAAAACTTCACAAGCCGCGAAGAGGTAGCAGCCATATCGTCTGTTGGTGGTGTTGCAATGTACTACACAAAGGCCGGCCAGAAAGAACAGGGCGTTGGCAACGTTCCACACACCGTGTTGGTTCCTAAAGACAAGGTTTACTTCTACGGAACTACCGAAAGGGGTAAGGTGTCTAACGATCCAGAGAACTTCTATCCAGAAGCTCGACGCCGGTTCCAAGAGTACAAGAACATGAACAACCCAACAAGGCCAACCGAGTATGCGTTTGACTCAAACAATGCGGCTGCATGGATAACTAAAGTCGCCGCAGAGAACGGATACGACATGGTTGTTACCAACTGGGGAGGACCAAAGAGCTACAGAGCTCAGACGGTAAAAGAGTTGACCCCAGAAGCCGAGTACACCGGATTCAAAGAAATCCCAGACGCTGTGTTTGAAGTTGGAGACGAGATATTTGTAAATGGTTCATACGGAAACGTAACGTCGGTAAGTGGAAGCGTTGTAAAGTACGAGGGAACTAATCGTTACGGTAATGCAGAAAGCGGCGGATTTGACTTGAACAGGCCAAATAATGCCATCATGATTGAGAAGGCTAAGCCATCTGTTACAACTCGCTCTCAAAAGGTTGAGGTAAAGACCATTCCTGGATACGACAGAATGCTTGATCAGGTTGAGGGTATCATGGACAAGACCATGAATAGCCGCAATGGTTCATACAATAAAGCCACCGCTAATTCGATTGACTATATTCAGAAGTCATTAGTATACATAAATGCAGATGATTCTCAGCGTGAGCAGATCATACGTGACTTCAAGAAGATCAGAGGCGAGAAGTTTAAAGTAGCTCCGTCTGTGGCTAAAATCATGGGCCAGATAAAGGACGTGAAGCAGGTTACCGTAAAAGAGAGCACAGCGCTGAAGGATCAGATCAAGTTGGAGGCCAAGGCAGCCAAGGACTCTGCAGCCTTTGTAAAGCAGCTCCGCATGGACATCTCTAACCAACTAAAGTCTATGGTTGGCCGTGGTATGATGTCTGCTAGACAGGCAACTGCTATTATCTCTCGCTACGACAAGATGAACATCTTGAACCCTGTAATGCGTGACCGCTTTGTTGACTACATGTCTAGGGTATTCCAAAGCGCCGAGTATACGGACAAGATCAAGGAAGCGTCAAAGCTTCGCAAGACCATCAGAAAGGCTGCAAAGAATCCCAACAACCAAGCCGACAACTCAAAGCTTGCAAAGGCTTTTGCAGAGATCGATCCATCGCGTGTAGAAAACATCGACGACTACCTAAATAATGCTGAGCAGATCCTTAAGTCTGTGTCTCGAACAACCGGTGACGTTAAGATGCGTTCATTGGTTAACATGACTGACATGGTTTCTTATATCGACAAAGAGATACAAGAGCAGAGAAAGCAGATCAAGAATGAAATCTTGAGCAAGTACCAAGACTTGGTAGATGCTGGTGTGTTGGACAGCAAGATGACCATCAACGAAATACAAAAAGTTGTTGATTCAATAAAAGAAACTGAAGACGAGTCTGAGGCTAAGGCCCAAGAAGCAAAAGCTGCTGTCAAGCAGATGATGGAAGAACTGTCTCCTATCTTGATTAAGATTGCAAGAACAGGCGAAGATCCATTTACTGGCGATCCTATCGACCTAACTTCCGATGAAAAGAGAGACCTAGTTAAATTGGCCAACATGGACATAGACAGCCTTTCACTTGCCGATTCGTTAAAAGCCGTTGAGTATGCAAACAACTTTATTTCAAATGGGATTTTCTCTGGTATTGGAGCGATTGTAAGTATCAATGAAGGCTCGCTTGAGCCGGCCAAACTAAAGAAAGAGGGCGTAATGTCACTTAGGCTTAGGAAGTATTTTTCTCCAGGTGCCGGCAGGAAATGGGCCGAGCAACTTGGTACATTAACATTACTCAATAAATTATTGTTTCTTAGCAACGAAAAAGCAATAATGGTCGCCAACGCTTCAGGCGAGTCGGGCATTGCTAATGGAAAGGCAAAGGCTATCAAGATCGTTGAGAAGGCGGTCAAAGAATATACAGACAAGTTCTCTAGTTTAAAAGATTTCAGAACCGGAGAGAATATTATCGAAAGAGGTATTCTTGCATTTGTGTCAAGAACCGTGATCGGAGATAAATTCCAGGCGCAAGACGAATTTAATAGGCGCAAAACCCTGATTGAGGAGACAATCCAGGCGCTAAAGGACCCAAATAACAGCACGGATGCCGACATCAAGAAAGGTGAGTTGATTGAAAAAGTCTACGACAAGACTCTAAAGAACGCCAAAAACGTTAAAGAAGTGCGTGCAAATACTAGCGAGGTTAACAAGAAGGCTGTCGACTGGTGGGTAAATGAATGGTCTAAGCACTACGAACGCATGGACGAGGTCTCTAGAAGCGTGTACAACACATTGCTTACCAGAGACGCGAACTTTACTCCTGACCGTTTCCAGTCAATAGACCTAACCACTGCAAGCGAAAACGACTTTGATTCTAGCTTCTTCGGTAGTTTTGAAAATGTAAGTACAGATAAGTCTGGTTCTTTGAAAGAGAACAGGCGTATCAAGAACTTGCCAAGCGACAAGAACGGAGCTAAGACCAGAATTGTAAACCTAGACTTCGACATGAACAATGCAAATGCTTTGACAAATGCATTGATTGACGTTGAGACGGCCAGCTCTGTGTTGAAAGCGAAAGGATTTGTTACCTCTAAGGACTTTGGTAAAATATTCTCTAGCAAAGACGATGCGAAGCTGTACAAGAGAAGACTTATCTCTTATGTAAATAACGTTAGAGGTAAAAACTATGTAGACCAGAGCGAGCTAACAAACATGGGCAAATCTCTTAATGCTATAGGATCTTTCGGTACCGCGAAGGCATTATTCAGTTTGTCACAACCTATAAAACAGTCTATTCCTCCATTGTTCAACACACTTGTACAGACAGGAAGACTTGATCTTGGAACACTATTCTCTGGTGGTAGCGCTTTTATCGACAGAACCGGTTATCCAATTATTAACCGTGGTATTAGTTCTTTGGCAGAATTGCAGGCAATCAACAAAAAAGTCGCCGAGGCCGAGAAAAACTTGTTGGCAAAAGGGATTATGGGTATCGCGGAGTACAATAACAAGATGCTCGAGATCTGGCTTCAAAAACCAGACGTGTTTACTGCACGTTCATCTTGGTTGTCGTTCTACATCAACAGCCTTAAAAAGCAAGGTATCAACACAAAGGGGTTAGACTGGAATACTCACGAAGTAAACAAGAAAGCGGCCGACTATGCGGAGCTTATGGTTTCGTCTCAACAGAACGTAAACGACTCTGACATGCAAGGTATGTTGTTCACCAACAAGACGCCATATGCAAAAGCGGTAAGAAAAGCATTGTTTACATTGATGACCTTCACGTTGAACCAAAAAACAAGGATCTGGTCAGACATGAGAACGCTGTCTAACAAAAAATTGACAAGCGAATCAGACAGAAAAGAAGCATTGTTATCTCTTGCTGGTGCCATTGTCGAACTTGTTTCTTTTCACTCAATAAGTCTTGGTGTGTCTTACATTGTTCTTCAGCCGTTAATAGACGCCATGATGGAAGCTCTTGGCTATGAGGACGACGACGAGGACAAAGAGCTCGAGAATAAAAAGCTTTTAATGAACAAGTCAGCATCTATCGCTCAATCATTCTTAAAAGACTTTATCTTGCCTCCAATCCCTGGGATTGACGCTTTGGCTAGCTCAAAAGTAAATAGCATAATGGAAGAGTACGGTATATCTGAAAAGATTGCAGCAGAAGGCTTCGGGATGGAAGAAGGAGAAAGCAAGTTTGAGCTATATGACAAACAAGACTATTCATTCCTTGACGTATTGGGTGGCGCCGGTATTGCCGCTGAAAAGGGCAAGGAGCTATTTGATTTTACTTCTCTCGCATCTACAGGAAAGTTCGACCTTGAAACTAAAGGTGGTTTAATTACAAAGCAAATTCAAGAAGAAAACGAAGACTTGGCTAAAATAAATGCCTCAATAATGTCTGCGTATTATCTTGGGATATTGCCTGGAGAACTTGCCTATATCGCAAGAAAGCTAGACAAAAAGATCAAGAAAGGCGCTGAGAGAGTTGAAGAAGACGAGGACTAGAACAAGTGAGTGATTCTAGCGACCTGCCCGTGCTCGGGGTGGTGGAGGAAGCCTTCCACCGCCTTGGGTGATCCGGTGTAACCATTTCTATGGTGCCAGCTATCTGTTCCAGACGGTGATCGAAGACTCTCCACAGTGACACCGATGTAGTCCTTAGACGTCTTGTGGTGTACGTGGTGTGTATACACATAGCGATGCTTGGTCTGTGACCATGACAGCGGTGACTCTTGAGCCATAAGCAATGGCAAGTCCTGTGCCTTGGCACCATCTCCATGTGTAGATCCAATCATATTGGTCCCGTACGTGTAATACTTTCTGTGTGCTATAGAGCAGTCGAAGGTAATGTTTTCGCACTTTGAGAACCATGACTGAATCGTGTCGGCCAAAAAGAATCCATTTGTGTAGTCGTGGTTAGACGGGTTGAAGCAGAAGTGCACGTCTGCAACCGTTACCAGCATCTCAAGTATCTCAATGTAAAGCTGCTTGGCAATCAAGAAGTTATCGTACCACATTCCATCGGTGTCCTGAAAAGTACCAGACGTAGTGGTCCTCCTTGGAGTGTCGATGTGCAGGATATCGTTTCCAGCAATAAATAAGATCTTATCAATATTGAATCCAGCGGTCTTGTCTAGGATTCCCTTGACTCCCTCTCTGACTCTTTGAACAGCAATTTGGTTATTGTAGTCCTCGCCTGTCTCAAAAGAGCTAGCGAGCTTTCCAATGTGAATGTCTGCAGGATCGATCACCAGTAGGTGCCCGTCCTTGCTTTGACTTCTATGGATGTGTTGGTACAAGGGTGCATAAGACTTCATCTGATCGATGATATCGTCTCTGATCTCCTCGTAAGATGGGGCAGCGTCTCCCTTTACGTTCATAGAGAAGTTCTTTCCCTTGTGCCAGTAATACTTTACCTTGTCAACGGGAACTCCTATTACGTTGCACTCTTCAACCAAGGCTCTGTGCTTGGTGATTTGTCTGCATACCTCTTTTCTCACTGTCTCTTCAGACATTGGCAGATTGTACTTGTCCTTTAGGGACTTAGCAATCTGGGTCTTATTGAGTTTGCCTTCGGCAAAAAGCTCAACAGCCTCTTGTTTATATGATTTCATTTGTGTGGGTCGCTTGAATATCCTTTAACAAAGGTATCATAGCCTCAACGATCTTCTTCACTTCCTTGTTCTCCTGGTCCATCATGGCCTCGTAGAGGTCTGTAGACAGGCTGTTCAACTCATCCATAACCGAGTTGACGTAGTTAGATATGTTTTTGTGTTCTGGTTTCATGGTATTTAAAACAATGGGGCCGGAAAATTCCAAACCCCAATGTTACCCAACGAGATATGAACAAGGCAAAGATAATCAGACTATAGCCTGAGTTATTAACAAATTGTACGCAAACATTTGCCACTATTTCTATTTACTGGCAATTGTGAGTAATTCTGCCGCATTATAGTTCGGCGTAAAATTGTTTATTTTTGTAACAATGTATATAGACCACATAAAAGAATACCAGATGATTCAAAGTTTGATTCGTCAGGTGCCAGCAGTAGACCCAATTACCACTGTTGTATTAAATGTGTCTCCGGACTACTCTAGTAGTATCTCGATGCACATGGCTCATCATTTGTCTGTAGGGGGAAAGATGCTCGACATGTTCCCTGTTGACGTTCCTTTTCCAAAAGAAAGCAAGGAATCGTATGAGAATTTATTTAGAAAGTCTTCAGCATTTTTCCCGGGGGTGTACGACAAAGTGATCTTGTGCGAGGCCGCTGTATTGTCTGGGAATAATTACATTTGGATAAAGCAAGTTCTATTAGACTTGGGATATAAGAATGACCAAATCATCACCACCTCATTGATAGAGATGACCACTAGTGTTTTTAATTGCGACTATGTAGCAGAGTATTCGACAAAGATGCCGGAGTTCTATTACGAGCGGTACAATAAACACTGGGACGCTTAAAAGCAAATATATGCACAAAGTAGCGAAAAGCAATACCTTGTGCAAAATCCTTATTTGCTATTTTTGGCACATTTAACCATTATATTGTGCAATTTGTGCTATTTTTGGCACATTTAACCATTATAATGTGCAATTATTGTACAATAATGTCCTTTAAGACACCCAAAACTATGTCAAAATGAGCTTTATATGACCGGTTATTCCGCCATTACTTGGTTTGTTGTCAAATAATGGCGGGTTATACGGATAATAACCGATTAATGTCCAGTTAATTTACATAAAAACTGGACTATGAAACTTCGCAACCGGTTCCTCCAGCGCAAGCAGCTTGGTCCATTAGGCTCGTCTTGTCGCTAATCTCTACAATTTTTGCGACATCCAAAGCGTTAAGATTTGTAACGAGTTGATCGTACTTCTCCTTTGTAATGGTCTCGAACGGAGTCTGAACGTACGTTCCAAGGTCCTTTGGCAAGAAAGATAGTCCGTTGAAGAACTGCTTGTTCTCCCACAACCACTCTCCAACTGCCGGCCACTCTGACTGACCCATGCTCACCGTAGCGCTCACGTTGTGTGTGTTATCTCCACGCACGTGTCCCGGTGTGATCCAGTACTCGTGGAAGTACTTTACACGCTCCAAGAACTGAATAGCGTTCTCGTCATTTCTAGTGATGGCGCCAACCGGTGCAGACTGCGGAACAGACACGACAGCTTGATGATGTGGCTTGAACACGTCGTCCTCCAACATCTCAGGATGGTAGATCGACAGGTACGTGTACATCGCCTCATTCTTTCCAATACGCATCCTGCGGACGTAATACTCGTCGTGCCATGCGTGGATACCAGACGAAGTCCCCAAGACCAAGGAAGAGGTCCCAGATGGCTTCACGCATGTTATACGAGCTGCCGGATTGATTCCGATCATCTCAGACACAGACACGTTTGCGTATATCGCTTGGTTAACGGCCAGCTGAAGGTTCATCTTCATCACCGGACCGCTAGCGATCCCGGTCATCCCGATTCCCAACAATGCCTCGCGCTCTGTGGTTTCTTTCCAGATCGGACGCAGGTAATGGAAGTCAGTGTAAGATGCCTGCATGGTTCCAATAACAGAGGCCCAGTACACGCGATCGTTCAAGTCGTCTTGGTCCTTGATGTCAGAGGCATTTACCTCTACCAAGTTACAGAACTGAAATGGGTTCAACGCAATCTCGGCGCATGGGTTGGTGCCCATGGTCTCGTTGTCGCTGAAGTAAAATCCGGGCTCTCCAGAATTGCTCAGCTCAATTTTTTTCCATAGACCAAGGAACTTCTCCTTAGATACACTATCA